ATTTGGAAAATGTTACCGGCATGGACGGTGAACAAGATTTTATTTCTAAATTTGGCTTAGAAATTCGTGATGAAATAACATTATTAATCTCTCGTAGAAGATTTGCTGCAACAGTACCGCAAAGTAGACCTCAAGAAGGTGATTTAATATATGTGCCTCTGGTGCAAAACTTCTTTGAGATTTCTTTTGTAGAACACGAAAACGACCAAGCAATGTTTTACACATTAGGCCGTGGTCGTGGTGGTAATGTTTATGTTTACGGATTAAAACTTAAACAGTATGTATTTTCAAATGAAATTATTCAAGTTGGTATATCTGAAATTGATGACCAAATTCGTAACTACTATCCAAGAACAAATGTGGCACTATCTGCTGGCGGCACAGGCCAGTTTATTAATGATGAAATTGTTTATCAAAGTGCCAATACATTAGCAAACGCCACGGCAACTGCTGTTGTCCATGACTTTACTCCAAATTCACAAGTCACAATCATTAAAACAATTGGTACCTTTGCAGCTGGCGGCACAATTAAAGGCAACACAAGTAGCGCAACTTGGACGATTAGTACCTCAGATGATTTGGTTCCATTAGATAATGCCTTTGAAGATATCATTGACAACAATCGTATTCAAGCTGAAGCTAATGCTATCATTGATTTTACAGACACAAATCCATTTGGTGAACCATAATGTTAGGTCAAGAACACTACTATAATCGGTCTATTCGTAAAATTGTTGTGGCATTTGGCACACTTTTTAATGATATTCTACTTCAACGCTATACAAAAGATGGTCTTACCAAAAAAGAAATCTTTCGTGTGCCGTTATCCTATGGTTCAAAAGAAAGATATCTAACACAAATTACTTCGGATCCAACACTTACAAAAACAATTAATGTAACTGTTCCAAGGATTTCATTTGAACTTACAGGCATGTCATATGATTCTAGCCGTAAGCAACAGTCGCTAATACAGAACTTTGCTTTAAATTCCAATGGCGGAATTAATACACAATATACACCCGTGCCATATGATTTTAATTTTTCTATGGCCATCTATGTTCGTAATACAGAAGATGGTACACAAATTGTAGAACAAATTTTACCATTTTTTAAACCAGATTTTACTGTTACTGTTGATTTTATTACTGGCATGGATCAAAAGTATGACATGCCTATCACCTTAAATTCAGTAAACACAACAACAGAATATGAGGGTAGTTCAAATGATGGCACTACTCGTTTAATACTTTGGGATTTAGATTTTACTGTTAAAAGTTATTTGTGGCCAGCAGTTAAAACACCAAGAGGATTAATTGGCGCTTTAAATACCACAACAGGCCGATACGGTAGTGCCAATACAAACATATACATTGAAACACAAAATCTTGATGCTCAGAAAGTTACTGTTAATTATGCCACAGGAAATAATTACTATCTTACAGGCGAAACAATTCGTGTTGATAGACCTGATACAGATGAAATTACAGGCAAAGTAGTTTTCTTTAGTAATAATAGCACAGGCATATTAGTTGTTGAACAACTAACTCAACTACTACAAGCAAATGATATCGTTGTTGGAGATTACACCAATGCGTCCTACAATGTAACAGCTGTTGCTGTGTCACCTGTCAAGGCTATCGCAATTGTAACTAGACCTAGCCCACAAAACTCTGATCCAGATGATGAATTTGGTTTCTCTGAAACAATAACCAATTGGCCTAATACCTTATTATGAACAACTTAAATGAAAAATTATCTGAAGCCTTAGAAATACAACCTCTAGAAATTAAACAATCTACCGAAATAGTAGAAATTAAAGATGTTGTTGACGATGACGCTGAGTTTGCTAGGCAAAACATCCGTGATTTGATTGTAAAAGGCAACGATGCTGCAAGTCATATTGTAGAAATTGCCAAGCAATCTGAGCATCCAAGAGCCTTTGAAGTGGCCGCTGGCATGTTAAAAAATCTATCAGATATGAATAAAGATTTACTAGAAATTCAAAAACGCAAGCAGGATTTACAACCAAAGGTAACCAACAACACACAAAATCTAAACATAGATAAAGCTGTATTTGTTGGTTCTACCGCAGAATTACTTAAACAATTGAGAGAAAATAAATAAGATTATGGAAAAATTAATTGAACAACTTAGAACAATTTTAGGCACAAACTTTGGCCTTTATTTTAAAATACATTCATACCATTGGAATGTTGAAGGTCCCAATTTTGTTGAATATCACACCTATCTTGGTCAACTCTATACACAAATTTTTAATAACACCGATTTAATTGCTGAAAAGCTTCGTGCTCTTGGAACTTATGCGCCGGTTAGTTTGACAAGAATGAAAGAGTTTTCTGATATAGAAGAAGATGTTTCTGTATTAGAAGCAAATCAAATGTTTCAAAATTTAGTTATTGCTAATGATAGATATATTATACATCTACGAGCAGGTATTGTTGCAGCTGAGGCCGCAAACGAACCAGCTATTGGTAATTTTCTACAAGACATTTTAGACCAACACCAAAAACATGGTTGGTTCTTAAAGAGTATTACAAAATAAATGTCAGACGGCTATCTAGGAAATGAACGCCTAAAAAGAGTTGGCGTAGAATTATCTTTTACTGAGGAACAGTTAAAAGAAATCATATTATGCACCCAAGATCCAGTTTATTTTATTAATAATTATGTAAAGATTGTTAACATTGATAAAGGTCTAGTGCCTTTTAATATGTGGGATTTTCAAGAAGAAATGGTTCGTGATTTCCATAAGAATCGTTTTTCTATTTGTAAAATGCCTCGCCAAGTTGGTAAAACAACCACCACAGTAGGTTACATGCTATGGTGTGTTTTATTCCAAGATGATTATACAATTGCTATTCTTGCAAACAAAGGTTCACTCGCACAAGAAATTATGTCACGCCTGCAAAAGGCCTATGAATATTTGCCTTTGTGGTTACAACAAGGTATCATTGTTTGGAATAAAAGAAATATTGAACTAGAAAATGGTTCTAAAGTATTTGCATATGCAACCTCTTCGGCTGGTGTTCGTGGTGGTTCGTATAACTTAATCTTCTTAGACGAATTTGCGTTTGTGCCACATAATATGGCAGTTGATTTCTTTACATCAACCTATCCAGTTATTTCTTCTGGTCAAACATCAAAGGTTATTATTGTATCCACACCTAATGGTTTGAATTTGTTTTACAAAATGTGGACAGATGCCATTGAAAAGCGTAGCCTCTATCAACCAGTTGAAGTTCATTGGTCTATGGTACCAGGCCGAGATGATAAGTGGAAAGAAGAAACAATACGCAATACTTCCGAAGAACAGTTTCGGCAAGAGTTTGAAACTGAGTTTATTGGTTCTTCGGCCACGCTTATTTCAGGTGCCAAATTAAGGTCATTGAGTTTCTTTAATCCAATTTCATCTATTGAGAATGTGGATGTTTATGAAAATCCAATAGAAGGCCATCTATACATCGCAACTGTTGACTGTGCCGAAGGTGTTGGTGCCGACTATTCTTCTATTAATATTATAGATGTTTCACAGGTACCGTATAGGCAGGTCGCTAAATACAGAAGCAACAAGTTACCTTTGTTGTTCTTTCCAACTATCATTTATAGTTTGTGTAGAAGGTATAATGAAGCCTTTATTCTAGTTGAAACAAACAATATTGGCCAACAAGTGGTAGATATTCTACATTATGATTTAGAGTATGAGAATGTTTACAAAATTGACCACCATCACATTAAAGGCCAAACAATCTCTGGTGGCTTTAAGAGGGCTACAAGTTTTGGTATTAAAACCACCAAAACAGTTAAAAAGATTGGTTGTGCCAATCTAAAAACACTTATAGAATCTGATAAGTTAATTATTAATGACTTTGATACCATTGCAGAGATGAATACCTTTGTTCGTGTTCGTGATAGTTACTCTGCGGAAGAAGGCAATAATGACGATTTGGTGATGGGGCTGGTGCTCTTTGCTTGGCTAAGCGCACAGTCCTATTTTAGAGATGCTACAAACATAGACATACGAAGGGTTCTATTACAAGAACAAAACATGTTGGCGGAAGAAGATTTAGTGCCCGTAGGTTTCATAGATGATGGTCGGAGAGAAGAAGTTTTGGTAGATTCAGGTGATGTTTGGACAGAAAAAGGGTATCTTTCTTCAACTTTGTAAAAAACTAAATAGATAATAAATAGAAATTGACCCAATAAACAAAAGGAGAAATCCATGGCATTTCAATTATCCGCAGGGGTAAATGTATCAGAAGTTGACCTGACTACAATTGTCCCATCAGTCGCCACTTCCATTGGCGCATTTGCTGGACCTTTTGCGTGGGGACCAACTAATGAAGTAATTACTATATCCGATGAAGTTCGTCTTGCTAGTAGATTTGGCAATCCGGACTCTACAAACTATGAATACTGGTTCTCAGCTGCAAACTTCCTAGCATACACAAATAATCTTAAAATTGTTCGTGCTGCCAATACCGCTTATTCTACATTAAATGCATCTGCTAATACAAATGGTGCAATTTTAATTCAAAATGAAGATGACTACTTAGGAAACCACGCAACAGCAAACACAACAAACGGCCCAATGGTCGCAAAATGTCCTGGTGCTCTTGGTAATTCGTTGCGTATTTCAATGTGCCCAAGTTCACAGGCTTTTTCTGCTAACTTAACTTCTACTGATAAC